CGATTGACTGGGGTGATGGTATTGTTGAGTCCGCTGCAAGTAATACAATAATGCAGCACAATTATGTGTGGAGCAATGTTTCTTCCGCAACGATTACCTCTGGCGGGTATCGTCAAGCACTTGTAACTATCACTCCTCCATCTGGAGCAACATTCAGCTACGCTAACTTTGGTGATAAATATTCATCTGGAGTAACAATTCCTGCCACTACTCGATTTTCTTCTGGGTGGTTGGACATGAATATCAACCTTCCAAATCTAACTTCTGGTCAAAGGCTATTAGTTGGCTCAAATTCAATTAGGCATGGATTCCTTGAAAGAGTAAACATCACTTCTTGGGGGGCTATTACAAGCTCAAGCAATATGTTTTCTTCGTGCGCTGCATTACGGGAAATAAATTCAGCACAATGGAATACAACCGCAATCACGGACATGAGTTCAATGTTTTTTGAGTGCTGGGGGCTGCAAGTTCTGGATGCAAGCACATGGAATACTGCGTTAGTAACAACGATGAACTCAATGTTCAGGTCTTGCTATTCTTTAATTGAAATTAAATGCTCTGCATGGAATACAATAGCATTGCAGAATCTAGGATTTTTTTGCTTCGATTGTCGTGCGCTTTCACGCATTGATGTTTCTGCATGGAACACGGCAAATGTCACAACGCTTCAATTTGCATTCAATTCATGTGGAGCATTGCCAGAACTTTCTATTGGAAGCTGGACACTCACCAATCTCACAAATGCTCTTGGCGTTGTTCGTGACTGCTGGAATCTGCGCGATACGAATATCACAACGCTATCCTTGCCAGCGGCAACAAACATGAATCAGATGTTTGAGTTCTGCTTTAGCCTTCCAACGATTGGAACTATCAATGTTCCATCAGGCGCAAGCACAACTGCTCTTTGCTCTGGGGCGCAATCTCTCAAATCCGCAGGATTTATCGGCATCAACTCATCAACGAGCTTTGCAAATTGTATGCTATCTGGGCCAGAACTCGACGCCATCTATACTGGCCTATCCGCAACTGGAGCAGGAAAGACGATTACTGTTACAGGAAACTTTGGAACAGCAACGCACAATCCAAGTATTGCCACCGCAAAGGGCTGGACTGTGACAACCTAATCTTATGGAAGACACATCTGGATTCTACAAATTGGATGGAGAAGAACTTCTGTTCGCTCCAAATGGCGTTTACAATCAGAATTTCACTCTTCTGCGCGAAGAAAAAGATTCGCACACATATCCAGTAGATGGATGGAAATGGTTTAATTCTAAAGAAGAAGCTGAAACGAAATTGAAGTAATGCCAATTAAATTCGGAACATCTTCTCTTTCCCCGGTAACATCAGATATTGCACAATACGCAACTGATCGACTTCCTGTTTCTGCGAGCAATGGAGAATTTATTTATTGCCCAGATGGGAATGGAATGACTGTTCCAAACACAACTCCAGTCTATGGCTCGTATGCCTACCGCAAAGACGGAGCTTGGATTAAGACAAACAATACCAATCTTATTGCAAACGCTGGATCGCTATGGAGTGGAGCCTTTGCACAATTCGATCCTACCGCTGCTGGCAACGGGCCATTCAACCCGACAATAATTTCTGACACTACTGCTGGAGGGGTTCGCAGGCGGCAAATTTACATAGACATTACATTTGCTGGACTGACATTTAATATCTACATCATCTATCGTGTTCCAACCAGCACTCCACCAGTAGGAGGATTCCCATGTCTATTTACTGCATCTGGATGGCAGCAAGGACCGCAAGAGTTTCCATCATACAACACTGCGGGATGGGCTACATTTGGGTTTGATTATGCGGGTCAAAAAGATGATGGATCGCCATGCACGGATTATCCGAATGCGTTAGCATATGGAAGGCATCTTACATCGCAGGGCGGATACCAAATCAATACGACATTGCAAGATGGAAGCCAGATTTCCGATCCTCGGCAGACAAGTGAATACCTGTGGCATTCAGTAATGCGTAGGGCTTTTGAGTTTCTTGTTACCCAGCCAGAGATCAATGTTAATCAAATCGGAATGCGTGGGCATAGCTACGGAGGGACGATTGCGTGGAATATGGCTATGGAGCCTCGGATGAAAGCTATCGTAGCATATTTCGGAAACGGGTGGACTACATATTATAGGGACAAACTTCTTTGGAAATATCAAATACCAGCTACATCATATCCAGCTTGGTTGTCTGGTGAGAAAATCTATCTGAATGCACCAACCTCCGAAGCAATGGCAAAGTATGCCAAAGTTCCAATGCTGCTTATCAATGGATCAGCAGATCATCATGGAGGACACGACAGGGTGGACGATACTTTCGATAAGATACCCGCTGGAGTTCCTTGGGATTTCTCGCATGACGCGAACAAAGGACACAATGTATCTATAAATGTAGGCAACGAACTTCTGTGGCTTAACAAGTATGTTCTTGGTTCTGCTATTACTTGGCCGAAGCGTCCTAGTTCGTGGTTGTCCAAGGTGTCTGGGACTTGCCAATTCAATGTCCAGCCAGATACAACGCTTCCAATTTCTTCTGTTGAGTTCTGGAAAGCTGAAGTGGAGCCATTCAATGTTAGCCGTGTTTGGTCTAGCGTAACAACGACGAATGACGGGCGCACTTGGATTGGCTCAATGCCAGTAGCGGATAATGCTAAATATCTCTTTGCTTATGCAAATATCATCTATACAAATGGAGTTGTTACCTCAACAAGATTCAATGCAGTAATTCCTAATAAACTAAATTAACAATGAACTCAGATAGCGGATTTTCACATGGAACGGGGTATGCTGGCACGATCTATAGCGTGCTTGCAGTTGCAGTATCTATGCTCCCAGAACTTGACATTTGGTTCCGTATCTTAGCCTCTCTGAGTGCGATTGCTGCCGCATGGGTGTCTATCTACATAATGCTTGCTCGTTTCAAGAAAGATAAGGATAAAGACAAGTGAAATCGCTTGGAATAATTCTGCTTGCGTTTGCGCTTAATTCATGCGTCAATATTCCAATACCGCCAGCAGGACAGAATCAAGGTAAGCTCGGTTCAGTTCAATTAAAGCTGGCAGTATCCTACATTCCATACATCGACCCAGATAAACCAAAAGAAGATAAACCCAAAGAAGACCCAAGTGTGATGTATGCTTGGGAACACTTCTCAAAAACAATAAAAGACAAATAATATGAAAATCGTAAATACAGTTCTTGAACGACTCAGCGAGAATAGCACATGGCGTGGTTTGATTTTGGTAGCGACTGCTCTCGGCGTAAAACTTGATCCTTCGATGCAGGAAGGCATTCTTGCGGCTGGATTGAGCCTCGTTGGACTCATCAATATCATCCGAAAAGATAAAAAATAAATGTTAGAAAAACTAATTGCCATTGCGGAATCGCAAGTTGGCGTTAGAGAAATTGGCGGCAATAATCGCGGAGATAAAATCCGTGAATATCAAACCGCAACAGACCTTGCTCCGGGTGCTTGGCCTTGGTGTGCCGCTTTTACGGATTGGTGCATCAAGGAATGGCTTGAAGACTCTCAAGTTGTTAAATGGCTCAATCTGAAAAACAGAACTCCCGAAGAGTGGCGACCAAAAACTGCGCTTGCTTATGGCTTAACTGCATGGGCAAAAAAGCGTCCAAATACTACTCGTATTTTCACTGAAAAAGATAAAGCAAAACTTGGAGATATTGTGACATTTGATTTCTCTCATGTTGGTTTTGTTGTCAGTGACAATGGAATCTGGATAGAAACACTAGAGGGAAATACGAATGGGAAAGGCGAGCGAGATTCAGAGTCTGGTGATGGCGTTTGGAGAAAAATAAGAAAAAAAACTCTTGTAAAAGATTTAATTCGTATTAATCCAAGCGGCTCCATCAATAAATAAATGGCAAACATAAATCATAAGTGGAAGCGGATACTAGCTGTGTCTTGCTCCCATGCAAAATATTGTGACAAGGAAGCACTCAATAGTGTTTTAAATTTCCAAAGTGACTTCAAACCGCATACCACAATTCATCTAGGAGACTTCGTGGACCTAACAGCCCTAATGGCTGGAGCAAAAGGTTCAAGTGAAGCAGAGCCGCTTATCCCAGACATTGATACAGGCTTGATGCACCTAAAGATGCTGAAAGCAAATATTGTGCTTTGTGGAAATCACGAAGACCGCGCATGGAGGCTGCAAGCAAGTAATAATGCTGTTGTAGCTCATGCCGCATACAAGATCGTTGAAGCGATTAGCGAGTGTTGCAAAAAACTTCGCGCTCCGCTTATTCCTTGGGATGGAGTTTTTCAGATGTTTGACATCGCAGACATTGGATTTCAGCACGGAGTATTGTTCAATGAAATGGCTGCTCGTGATACGGCTGAAGCATTCTGCAATAGCACAAGGCGTAAAATTGTATTTGGTCACACGCACAAGGTTTCTATGCAATCAGGTCGCAATCTAGTTGGCGGAACTGGATACAACATTGGCTCCCTCACAAATAGGTCAGCAATGGACTATGCAAAAGGGCGCAGGGCTACGCTTGCATGGCAGCAGGGCTTCTTGTGGGGTGAGTATTGCGAGGAACTAAAGCAATCTTGCATTCACATTACAACCCGTGAGGCAAATCAGCCTTGGAGGTTGCCATGACGCCGAATGATTTCCTAAAAATCATACAGCAAGAATCTATGCCATTGGATGTAATTCCTGATGGTTGGTATTCCGCTATTGAATTAACAAAAATGTGGAGTGTGACTATCAGTAATGTCCAGAAGAAAATCAAAACTGGAAAAGAACTTGGATATGTTACAGAGAAGAAGTTCTTGATTAAAAGAGATCGCATAATGAGGATTCCTCACTACAAATTCCATGAAAAAGAAAATAATCAAAAAGACAATCAACGGAAAGTCATGGAAGATACGATTGGGTCACGCAGGAAAAACAAACGGAGTCGATAATGATGGAATTTGTGACTACTCAAGTAGAACTATTTTCATCAATCCAAAATGCGAAAGGTCAATGTTAAATGTTCTATGCCATGAATTGCTTCATGCGAGGTTTCCCGACCTTGAGGAAGAAGCAGTCGAAGATATGGGGACGCTTCTGGCGGAAAGTTACGAAGAAATGGAACAAATTTCTTGATATGTTTTGACAAAGTAATTTCAAACAATTAAATCAACGAAAATTATGTCCTGCAATTGCAATAATTCCACTTACAGCAGCACTTGCTGCCCCGACACTCCATATCCACAGGTTTCACCGGAGTCCGTTCCTTCTTTGATTTCTAATCTTGTTTATGCTCTATATGGCACGATTAACAAGACTGTGGTTAATGGTCGCGTAGTTTGGGATATTCCTTGTGATCCAAATAACACAACAGAGGTGGATGACATTCCTCGTGAAGAGGGCGAGGGATTGCTTTGCTACTTGCTTCGTTTGTTTTCTAATTCACTTGATGGATATGGAACATTCTTACGCTGGGGATTTACTGGTTCTGGTCAATCTGCATTCACTCTGACTGGAGCTTATCAGCCAGATCGAAATGCATATTTGGCATATATTGATGGTGTTGTCCAAGACCCCATTAGTTACACTATTTCTACTTCATTGCCGCGAGTTTTAACACTTGATACATTCCTCCCAGCAGGCTCAATTTTGACTATTGTTGAGCTTTCGAGCCGAGCTGGTGCGACTGGAGCCACTGGCGCTGTTGGAAGCACTGGAGCAACAGGAATTCAAGGAAATATTGGAGCATCTGGAGCAACGGGATCAACTGGTCTTCAAGGAGCAACTGGACTTGGGTCAACTGGCGCAACAGGAGTTATTGGCGCAACTGGTATTAGGGGCGCAACTGGCGCGACTGGTGCTGGATCAACTGGCGCAACTGGAATTCAAGGCGCAACAGGAGTTGCAGGTTCAGCAGGCCCGTTTGGTGGTGTTCGTTGGGCTTATACGGGTAGCAATAATACCACATTTAATATTTCAGGGAATACGACAAACAACCCATTAGCTTATTCAGTCAACATTGATGGCGTTACTCAAGACCCTGTTAATTACTCAATCAGCGGGGCAATCTTAACAATGTCGTCACCTATTCCATCAGGATCGCAAATTGTAATTATATCATTGAATGGAATTGCTGGAGCAACTGGAATTAAAGGTTCAACTGGTGCGTCTGGAATTTCACAGGTCATTGTTCGTCAAAGTTTTACATCGCATGACATTGATACTGGATATAAGCAATTTTACTATACTCCAGATGCCCCTATTGGATGGACATACGGAACTCGACTTCGCGCAGTAGCTAACTCGGCATATCCTTATGACTGGGTTGAAGGAAATGTTATTGAGGTAAATAATTCTTGGGTAAAAATTCAAGTTGATACAGTCCAAGGCAGTGGAAATTTTGCTGATTGGGAAATCGGCATTGCTGGTGATGGAGGACTAGGTGCTACAGGCCCAACGGGAGCTACTGGAAGCACAGGGCCAGTTGGTGCAACAGGTGCTGGAACAACTGGTGCAACTGGAGTTGACGGCCCAACGGGAGCCACGGGAAGCACAGGGCCAGTTGGTGCAACAGGTGCTGGAACAACTGGTGCAACTGGAGTTATTGGCCCAGATGGAGCCACTGGATTAATTGGGCCTCAAGGTGCAACTGGTTTTGGTGCGACTGGAGCTACTGGGGCAACAGGCGTTCTTCCTCCTTCTAATTTTGGAAATGCATGGGCATATACTGGAGATGGCATTCAAACAGTATTTGCAATTACAGGTGGATTGTCTATACTTGCTACAGCATATCTTGTTTGCGTTGACGGAGTTTATCAGAAATCAACAAATTACACTATTGACAATGTAATCCCAAGAACATTAACTTTCTCGACACCAATTCCATCTGGATCGGAAATAACAATAGTATCACTATCAGTAGCTTAACAATCAAAAACAACTAACAAACAACTAAAATAGAAAAACTAAAATTATGCCACTAACTAAAGCAACACAAAATGTAATTACACCTAATATTGTAACTACAGATACAACACAGACGATCACAGGAATTAAAACAATTTCTACAAGTTCTACATCAACGGCACTAACAATCACGCAAACAGGAACTGGTGACGCATTCAAAATTGAAGATTCAACAAATCCAGATAATAGTCCATTTGCAATTGATAATGATGGAAATGTTGGAATTGGAACAACTTCTCCAGAAGCAAAATTGCATATTGTAATGACAGAGGGTTCAGCATCTGGTTATACGGGTAAAATATTAGTTGATAATAATTTTCAAAGATTATTTTTAGGAGCATATTGGGAACCATCGGCAGGACAACACGGAATTGTTTCAGCAATTGACGATTCTGGCGCAGGAACTCCATTGCTTTTAAATAAAGCTGGAGGAAATGTTGCAATTGGCAATATTAACCCATCATATCTATTGCAACTTGCAACTGACTCCGCTGCAAAACCATCAACAAACACATGGACAATTGCATCTGATGAAAGAGTTAAAGAAAATATCAAGCCTTTTACAAAAGGACTTGATGCTATTAATTCTATAAAACCAGTCATTTATGATTATAATGGAAATGCAGGATTTGAAAAAATTAAAAACAATGTAGGTGTAATTGCTCAAGAAATAAAAGATATTGTTCCAGAAGGCATTTCTACATTTAAAGCAAAATTAAATGAAAATGATTCTGAAAAAACAGAATTATATAATTTCAATTCTCATGCTTTGACTTATATTCTTATTAATGCAGTTAAAGAACTATCTGCTAAAGTAGCTGAATTGGAAGCTAAATAATATGCCATACACATCCAAAAAAGTAAATTTGCCAGAAGGTTTCGTTGACCTTGGCGAGGAAATGAAGCCAGCGATGGCTATAGAAATTGAGCGTGAACCATCTTCTGTTCACTATCCTTCTCTCTATTTCAGCAATGCTAAAGAGTTGATGGATTTTCCGAAAGAGGGGACTGCTGTCATTCACTTCAAGAAAGTCATGGAAAAGAAAGAGACTGTGATGCGCGATGGCGAAGAAAAGAAATGCTATTGCGTAGAACTTGAAATCCACGGCATCAAATCCAATGGCAAATCCAAGATGGAGCCAATGATGGAAGAAGAAGAGGACGATGAAGACGCTATTGAAAAAGGCTTGAAAGAAGCCGAGGGCGAAGAGGAAGAAACTGAAGAAGAATACGAAGATTAATTTTATGGCACAAGATAAAACCATGCCTCCAACCGAGGCTCCAACTCCAACACCAGAAGCGATGCCGGGGGAAATGGCCGCACCAACTCCTGACATGGCTGCTCCTGCTGGTGGTAAGGTTATGGTTCAAATGCCATCTGATGCTTTTGATTCTATCTACACCCTTGTCAGCCAGCTACAGTCTGGTCTTGAAACACTCAAAGCTGAAGTTGACGCTCAAAAAGGTGGGGAAGCCGTTGCTGTTGCCGAAGAAATGGCTCCAGAGGCTGTTGCTACCGCTGAAGACGAAGAGTTTCTTAAATCACTTGCGGCAGAAGGTTCGATGCGATAATGTCGCGCCATGTTTGTCTCGCAAATCTTTGAGGAATGTGCTGAAATTCTAGGAACGACTGACGAAAGTAAAATCTTTCGTAAAATTCAGCAGGCAGTAGCGACATTGATGGAGTCTGGTCACTGGACTCACTCTGTTGCTGATGTTGATGTATGCACAGGATGGGATCGTTGTTCTATCACGCTTCCTCGCAATATTGATGTTCCTCTTGCGGTCAACATTGACGGCTCTCCGACATACTTCCGCAATCGCCTATTCCAATACCATGTAAACAAAGGCGGAATGTTCAATTCCGTTGAATGGGCATGGGATGATCGCGGATATGTTGCTACACTCATGGACATCATTCAGCCTTCACAGCTTATCGCTGTTGCTGAGTTGGAGAATGATGTTGGCAAGACGCTTCGTGTTCTTGGCAACGATCAAGACAATCGAACACTTCGCTCGCAACTTGCGAATGGAACTGGCGTTGATGGCTTGCTTGTTCCAATTCACTCGCAAAGTGATTTTGCGTATGGAACGATTACTCCAGATGATGCTACTGTAAAGACCCGCAGTGTTGCTATAACGCCAATCAATCTCTTTACAAGCACAACTGCTCACGGACTATCATCTGGTCAAGGAATGAGCGTTACTGCGACAACTGGAACGATTCCTGTAGCATTGGAGAATGGCCAGACATACTACATTGGAGTAATCGACGCATATACAGTCCAGCTTTTCAATGATCCTCTGAATGCCCAAGCATTGCAATATCCAATAGATTTGCAGAGCATTGTCGGTGCTGGCAACTTGACATTCCGTGACACGCGAGAAGCAGAAGTTGTCACTGCGCTTCAGCTTTCATCTGCTCCTGCATTTACACTTGATACAGCTAACCAGCTCACATTTCCAACTGGACAGTCTCTTCCATCACCACTTAACTCAAATCAGACATATTATGCGAATGCAGAAGATGCTACGCATTTGACGATATTTGAAAGTGAGAATGATGCAAAAAAGAATATCAATCCAGTTTACACCACTGGAACGACTGGGCCAGTTCCTCCTGCGCCGGGAACTCTGTATGCTGATATTCGTAAACAAATTGATCCTCAGACAACTCTGACATTCTCTGTTCGCCACTACTACAATGATGGAGATCAAGTTCAAGCATTTACTGCATCTGGCACGCTTCCAAAGCCACTTATTGCGAATCAAAACTATTTCGTAAATGTTATTGATCCATTTATTGTTTCACTGCACGAAAATAAAGCAGATGCATTAGCTTCATCTCCTACAAATCTAATCAATCCAATTACAATTAAAGATTCTGGAAGCGGGACAAATTCCATTGTTAAGCTCATACCAGCGTCTGTTACTATAGGATCGGAATCTCAAATAACGGCAACTGGACTCAATATAGCTGCCCCATCTGGTTCTGGAGCGCAATTCCAAGCTATTACTGTTGGCTCTGTTGTTTCTGTTCAAGTTACTGCTGGAGGTTCTGGATATGGAGCAGCCCCAGATGTTACTTTTTCTGATCCTCCTTCGCCGCCACCGGGAAGCAATATAGAAACATCAACTGCCACTGGATATGCAATTATTGTGTCTGGCGCAGTAAACCAAGTAGTTATTACAAGTGCTGGGCTGGGATACTCTAGTCCACCAACGATTACCTTTAGTAGCGGTGCGGCAAAAGCATCTGCAAAAATACAAACTTCATTTATTTCTGGATTTAGAAAGATTTCAGGCGGATTGAATTATACTGAACCTCCACAAGTTAAAATAACTGGAGGAAATGGGAGTGGAGCAACTGCAACGGCAACAATAAATAGTAATGTTCTAAATGTTTCTTTACTTACAAGGTCTGGTTTTACTGCAACTGCCACAACATCATCCGCTCATGGTTATAGTGTCGGTCAGTCAGTAACAATTTCTGGAGCAATACCAAACGCGTATAATGGAACAAAAGTAATAACATCTGTTCCATTAACAACAATAAGTGGAGTAACTATTTCTAGGTCTGGAACAATTGCTACTGCCGTTACTCCAACTCCACATGATTATTCTACTGGAGATGTTGTTACTATTAGTGGAGCAACTCCTAGTGGATATAATGGAGCATTCGTAGTTACTGTTTATTCTAATCCAAATGAGTTTACTTACAGTGTAGCATCCACACTAACAACTCCAGCTACTGGAACTATTACATCTAGTGTCCCTGATCCAACTGGAACCACATTCCAGTATGCAATTGCGTCTGGAACAACAACTCCAGCAACAGGCACTATCACATCTTATTCTGGCGATGTAACACAATTAAATGTAGTTACATCTGGATTTGGATATACCGGAACTCCAACAGTTACAATATCTCCATCTACTGGTGTTTTTGTTGCATTTACATCAACTGGAACTCTTCCTGCTCCGCTTGTGTCTGGAACTGCATATCGCGCAGAATCTCCGCTAAATACTTCTACTGGAAACTTTACTGTTAAGGATGCTGACTTTAGTGATATTAACATCACTTCTTCTGGAACCGGAACATTGTATGTATCGTTATCTCGTGCATTCAGCGTAACATTTAATAACAACTGGGAGGGCGAGTTTACTAATCTTGCTACTGGACAAGAATTGTATTTTGGAACGGATTATCTACTTCCTAACACTAATCCATCTATTGATAATGGAGTAACACCATTTTATTTAAATAAGATTAACAATACGACTGGCAAGATTTACAATAGTCTAGTTAATGCTAATGCTGGCGGAACAACTGGTCTTATTACTGTTACATCATTTGGCTCTGGTCAATCTTATTACGCACTGAGAAAATCATTCCAGTCATTGCCATTTGGAAATGTGATTGTTCCTAGTGAAATCGAGTATCTAAATGAAGGTGAAATTGTAAGGTTCTCTACTACTGGAGTTCTGCCATCTCCTTTGATTTCTGGAACTGATTATACGATCAAACTTGAAGGAAATAAATTCAAGGTATATTCTGGAGTAACCCTGCAAGTTCTAACCACTCCGGGAAATGGTCAGTTGAGCGTTGACATTATTCGCACATTCAATGTCTCTCCATCTACGAGTATTGATGCTGACCAAGCCCACTTTAATACTGGTGATGCCGTTGTTCCTCGCGCCAAAGAAGGCGATGTGTTGCCAACTGGATTGACTGCTGGAACGACATACTACGCTCGCAGGCTAGATAACAATTCGTTTGAGCTTTACGATACGCTTGCTCATGCAAGAAATACTTCTTCTACTACTGGCCGCAAGATATACACGACAACTGGAGAAACTGTGGAATCAACATTCTTTGTTGACTCTGTAACATTGCCAACATTTGTGAAGTCTGTATCGCAAGTCGATAAGCCAATTACTGAAGGTTATGTTTCACTCTACGCTTACGATTATGGCCGTAGCAATGACATGACTTTGATCGGTCAATATCATCCATCTGAAGTTAATCCTCAATACCGCAGGATTCGCATTGGTAAGCCTTGTGCATGGGCTAGGATTTCTTATCGTATTCAGACTCCAAGTATCACCAGCATCTACGATTTCATTCCGCTGGAGCAAGAGCGAGCAATCATCACTGCTGTTCACGCCTGCGATTTGGAAGACAAAGACTTTGCGGATCAGTCCGCTCGTTACTGGCAGATTGCCTTTGCATATCTCAAGAATCAGCAAGAGAGCATTGATGGTCACGCAATGTCAGTCCCGCAAATAAATGCGATCACATATGGCGATACGACTGATCCAGTAATGTTCTAATGAAAAGCGCACAGATTACATCGGGCAGAGAAGTCAAGACTTCCTCTGGGTGGCTTCTAGGGGTTAATTCCGTTCGCAACCCGTGGGCATTGCCAGATAATCAAATCAAATGGGCAGTAAACTGTTCTGTTCGTGGTGGCATTATTCAGACTAGGCCGGGATATTCAATGCGCCTGTCCTTGCCTCCGGGCAACTTCCAAGGTGGAATTTTATTTTCTGCAAACAAGCAAGCCAGCGCATCAGACACAATCATTCAAAATGGAGTTACGAAAACCATTCCAGCGCAAATTTACAATCCAGATGGAACAACATCTTTGGCTGATGAATTGCCGTATGTATTGTTCGCGGTTAATGGTAATGTTTACTATTCTCCATTCCCAATTATTCAGCCAAAAAACTGGGAGGATTTTCGTCTAAAAAACATCAAGCTCGATCCATCTGTTGACCAATTTGTTTTTACATCAGCAACACAAACTGCACAGGTTTCAACTGGTGGAGATGTAACTGTTACTCCATCTCATCGTATCGTTGTGATTCAAGATGGGATTTCTGCTCCCGCATATTGGGATGGATCAAATCAGACTGGTATCCAGACTGCATCTATTCCTATTGGATACTGGATGGCATATAGTGGGAATCGGTTGTGGGTTGCCTCTAAAAATATTGTTCTTGCATCTGACTTGGGCGACCCCACATCTTTTACTGAAAGATTGACTGGGACTGGCCGTGGAGACTTTGCATTCGCTCGCGTTGTTACTGGAATGACGAACTATATCGGCCAGAACAATGACACGAAACTCGTTGTTTTTACGGATCGTGCAACATACTCACTTGCCAGTGGAATCTATGATCGAACGCAATGGGCAAGCACGGCAAACTTCCAGACTACCTTGTATCCTACGATTGGATGCGTTTCTGGAAAATCTATTGCGTTTCAAGCTGGTCAGCTTTGGTGGTATTCTCAAGGCGGATTGGTTTCTGCGGATGTCGCTGCATCTGCATACATAACATCTCAGTCTGTTTATCGAGATATTGAAATGGCAAGAGTCAAATCATACATGGCTGGAGATACCAGTAAGATTTGCGCGATGAACTTTGAGAACTATCTCCTCTATTCTGTCCCATACTTGGAGCCGTGCAACTCTGCTACAATGGTTCTTGATTATGCAGCGGCGGCAGAATGGTCTTCTCAAAGGACTCCAGCATGGTCTGGTGTATGGACTGGAACAAGGCCCGTAGAATGGATTTCTGGTGTGATTGACGGAACTCCTCGTTGTTTCCATTTCTCAGTTGACTATTCCGCAACAAATGATGGTTCATACAACCATCTCTGGGAGGCATTCACTCAGAATCGCGCTGATACATATTTTGATATTGATGTTGATGGTAACATTACAGAAAAGGTCAATCGTATTTATTCCCAGATGGAGACTGGACTTTTGGGTGATGGATTAGACTACAAGCAATTTCAATATGCAGAAATTGAGGCTTGCGAAATTGGCGGAACTGTGGATGTCAAAGTTTCGTATCGTGGCTCAAAAGGATCATATCAAAATATTCTTGAGACCAGATTGCTTGCTGTGACGGAAGATTATCAATGGGTCAATACTGACTACGCTGATGAGATTGCAAAATTAGGATTTCTGAACACGCAATACCGCAGGCTAGTTACTGAAAACTCTCAGCGCAGGCAATCAGCCATTACTTGCGAGTCCGTTCTTACAAGCGATATTGATAAAGCATTTTCCGTATTGATCGAATGGTGCGGGGAGTTCGGTGTAGAGGCACTTCGCATCTTCATTGATCCTTGGAGCGAGCGCAGCACAGGTGTTCCGCAAGCTCCAGAAACTAAATCTTGTGTTACATCTCAAGATGGAACAAGTCTTGAAATTGATTTGCTTCCCACTCCATTTGAGCAAGCTGATACAAGTCAAAAATCTTGGTGGGCAAAAGAATTTAGAACTGTCACCCTTTCCTGCACATTGAATCCAGCAAAATCAATTTCAGCTACTGCATCGGCAAGTTATCTTTCAAGCATTTCTCAAATTGATGCCAAGAATCAAGCTGGGGAATTGGCCCAAGTTGCAGCAAATCAGGCAGCGCAACAATATCTATATCAGAATCCTTGTTAATATGCCATCCATTACAACAGCAACAAAGCAAGTAACTCAGTTTCCATTCAGATATATTTCGCCATTTAATGACGATCCAGTTGTTCCATTGTATTCGTCAGTTCCACTGTTTACTCCTCAATCTGGATGCTTGCCGTGTGCTGCCTGTGGAAATTATTCTGACCGCAAAAAAATCATTGCTCAACAAGCAATCCGATTTAAGGATTACATTCCTAACGAAATTGCAGGGAATAATCCAAAGGTTGGATTTAATTAATAAATATGAAAACCAGAATCGACTATCGACTCATATCTAAAGACTCATTTGAATTTGGAAATTTACAAGACTTCGCTGAATCGTTTGACCACAAAATTGTCGAACATCCTAACATCAATGTTTACGCTCATTATCGGAACGGTGAGTTGTTTGGCTATTCTGACCATGTTTTCATTCCTACTGTCTATCCAGCTTTTCACCCGAATCATACTAGGCCGCAGGATGTAATTCAAGTAATGAGCGATTGGCGATCTCACGCTCAACTTTCTGGTGGTCTTGGATACATTGGCGTTCCACTTATTGATGATCGTCCAAAATTTACTAATGATGTTATGAGTAAATTGGGATTGACTAAGATGAACAGAGAGATTTATAGTTACGATTCATTGACTTAAAAATGGGTGGAGCAAGCACAGTAAACGCAAGTAGCTATTTTTCAAAACGCGATCCATCGCGTGACATTGCTATTGCAATGATGATGCAACAAGCCCAACAGCAACAGATGCAGAATCAAGCAGAAATGCTTAAAATGTATTCTGAAATGACTCCAGAGCAACAGAGATATGATGCAGCCGCTCAATCTCGTAGGGCCGCAGAGCTTGGACTTGGTAATATTTTGCGACAAAGGGAATTGGAGCGCATTTCCAATCCTCAAGAAGCCGCAATGCGACTTGCTCAATCTAAGCAGATTGAAGACCTTACTGCACAGCAAAATGCGGATCAGTATATGCGCGAGTATATGCGAACTGAAGGACTTCCAACGCAATACGAGACTGGCCTTGGCGACTCTACTATTGGCCGTGCTGCAATGTATGATCGTGCGCTTGCAGCTAAACAGGCATACGAGGAAAATCTAACTGCACAACGCCAATCATATCTTGCAAGAACACAAGCCCCAGTTGGCGGTTTATCTCCAGAGACATCTATTGCGGGAAAAATGGGGGCTGAAGCTCAAAACATTGCCGCAATGGAAGCATATAAACAAGGGATACTTGGTAGTGCTGGTCAACTTGGGCAAACAGGCTTTCAATCTGCAATGAATCAATTTTCTAATCTTGGAGGAATGCAGAATGCTCAACAGCAGTCTCAGCAAACATATCAACAGGCCATGCTTGACAATCAAGCTCAAAATCTAGCATCTCAACGCGCAATTACTGGCGCATATATTCAAGCTGGTGGACAGGCCGCATCTTCTGCTATTGGTGCTTATGGGAAAACTGGTGGATTTGGGACTACAGGAACAAAGCCTCCAGTAGATATGTCTGCGGCTGGGTATCAACATTAAAATGAAAAGACCTGACGACACATCTATGTTTGCGCTGATTGCTGGTAAACAAGCAATAGGTAGTCAGTATTTGCAGGGCCAAGCAGACCTTCTAAAGGCATACGCTGAAATGCCTCCAAAGACTCAAACATTCGATGCTGGGAGAACATCTAAAGAAGCTGCCGAATTTGGACTTGAAAATATCACTCGCTCTCGTGAGCTTGAGGGGCTAACTGATCCAGAAGCTGCAAGAATGCGTAGTCAGATGGGAGGCAAGGTTGCAGAGCTTTCTGATATTTCCGCAATTCAGCGTAGCATGAATGAGCTTGCAAAGAAGCAAGGATTGACTTCTGGGTATACAACTGGACTTGGTGGAACCATTGGCCGCGCTGCAATGTATGACACTGGGACTGAAGCTGGCAGGCAGGCAAGACTTCGCGCTCTTGCTCTGCAACAAGGATACCTCGCTCAAACTCCTGCCCCAGTTGGAGGACTTGATCCAGCAACTGCTATCCAAGCTGAAATGGCGGCTAAAGCAGCTAACTTGCAGGCAATGCAGCAGTATCAACAAAATGTGATTTCAAGTGGTCAAAGATTGCAACAATCTACTTCTGATTTCATCAATCAGAATCTTGGTGAACTCTCCCAAGCGAATAATATTTCTCAACAGAACAAGCAAAACTACGAGCAGGCAATGTATAACAATGCTGTGCAAAATGCAGCTTCTAAGAATGCAATGACTGGTCAGATGATTGGTGCTGGAGGCGCAGTGGCTGGAGCGGCGTTAGGGGCGGCAATTATTATTTAATGAGACATCACCTAATAAATAAAACAATAAATAGAATAAAAGAGTGGAACAAAAGATGGCCTAGATCAGTAGTATTATGGAGTGGAGGAAAAGACTCTACTGCATTGCTTCATTTGATCCGATACGAGGCAGAGATTGATATTCCTGTTGTTCAGTATCGTCAGCCAAAGTTCCGTGAGCGATATGCCTATTCTGATCGCTTAATCAAAGAATGGAACTTGGAGGTATATGAGTATCCTCCGATGAAGGTGTCATTGGCAGATGGCCCAGATGTCAATACTGGCGAGGTTCGCTTCGATATGCTCCATTATTTTCAATGGGGCAAGAATTGTGTTGTCTTATCTTTAGGCACAGAGAAGCCAAAGCCAGATGAAAAATTCTTGTGTGGGGTTGATGACTTCTTGCAACGACCTACTGGCACATTTAATTGGCCGTGGGGGGCAGTATTTATCGGAACAAAATACGAAGACACAGACTTGATTAAGGGTCATGTGCCACTTGCTCAAGACATCCGAATTGTTGATGGTGCGCCAGTATCCCTATATCCAATGCGTGATTGGACTGATGATGAGATATTCCAGTATCTTGAAGAAAGCGGTGTTGAGCCTGACCCTACTCGCTACATAAAGGAAAATGGACAATGGAAAAACAATCCAGATAAGTCATTAAATGCCGACTTCTATCCAGCTTGTTTTAATTGCGTGAATCGCCATTTAGGTCGCCATGTGCATTGCCCTAAACTAAACGCCACTATCACGAATATAAGCGAAATTGCTCCATACGAAGACATCGTTATTGATGACCTTGGATTTCGTCCTGTGGAATGGAAGAAGTAACAAGTGAAGACTGTATTTCTTGCGGTGCTTGCTGTACTTACAAATGGTCTTGGCCGATTCTTAAGCGTGACAGATCGGATGCAGAAAAGATACCGAAAGAAATGCAACGAGGAGACTATCCTTTGATGAAAACTGAAAATAACAGATGCGTGGCATTACAAGGAACTGTGGGAAATTGCGTATCATGCTCAATTTACTTTGACAGACCAGATTCTTGTAGGCATTTTAAGCCGAATGGCGATTTATGCCTTGAAGCAAGAAAAAAACTAAACATTAAAACTTAACTTATTTAATATTATGGGTGGATCACGAAGAAGCGGAGGTGGAGGCAAAAGCGGAGGAGGACAATCTTCCCCAGACCCGATGATGGGCTATCTTGCTATGATGCAGCAGCAACAGGCGGCACAAGCTGCCGCTGCTAGACAAGCCCAACAGCAAGCAATCATTCAAGCTCAAAAACAATCTGCACTTGCATCTGCCCGTGAAGGACAAATGGCAGCTCAACAAACTCTTTCTCAAGCTGGCTCAATGCAGCAAGCAAAAGATATTGCCGCGCAGCAGGCTCAACAGCAGGCCACATCTGCCGCTGGGACTTCTGCTGTTGGCGAAGGATTTGATATTGCAAAAGCGCAACAAGAGCAATCGGCAAACCTTGCTGGGGCTGGAGCTATTCCATCAACCGCTCCTCTGCCATTTTATGGGATGGATAGCATGAATGCTGGTGCTGGATCAACTGGTAAATCATCTAATCTCTTTAATCTTCCAAAAACCAGTGGTATAACATTTGGTGGACAATAATCATGGCTGATTTATTTTCTTGGCTAACTGATAAGGGTAAAAAGAGGATGAGCGTTGGCTCCACCTCTTCAGGAAACGGCTCTTCACGAAGTAGCTCTTCAGATGCCCTACTAGCACTTCAACAGCAACAAGCCGCTCAAGCCGCTCAAGCCGCTCGTGCCGCTGAAGCTGCTCGTCGCCGAGAAATAATTAATCAGCAGAAAGAGGCTGGATTTGCTGCCGCTCAACAGGGTGAGGCTCTTGCTAGACAGCAATTGGGCCAGTTTGGAATGCAGCAGCAAGCAGCCGATAAGGAGGCATTGACTCGCGCACAACAAGCTCAAGGCGCGGCAGGATCACAAGCAGTTGCTGGTGGAGCGCAACCACAAACCCAAGCTCAGAAACTAAATTCTATGGGAATTGGCGGTGCTGGCGCAATAGCTGGGCTTAGAGATGTATATGGTGGGCAAGTCGCAGCTAATTTGGGTGCAGGAGGAACTGGACAACCATCAAATACATTTCAACTACCTTCTATTTTTAATCTTACCTTCGGAGGCTCCTAATGGCTGACTATTCTTTCTCTCCTCAATTCGCTAATCTTAGTGGTCTTCAACCATTGCCAGCACTCGATGTGACTCGCGGTGCTGCATTGCAGTTCCAGCCACTTCAAGCTATCCAGATTCAGTCTTCTCGACCAGAGCTTGTAGCTGAAGGCATCGCTGGTGCTGTTTCTAGCATTGCTCAAGGCGCATTGAGTGGAATTACTGCTAAATACGAGAAGGAAGAGGCGGAAGAAAAAGAGAAGCGTAAGTATGCTCACGAGCTTATGCTTTATGGTGCTAAAGAGAAATCTGATAATGCAGATTTTTACGCAAAAGAAGAGGCTAGGTTTATTTCTGAAAATAGCGGTAAACCGGGGTTTGCTAAAAAGTATGATGAATTTAAGAAGGCTTATTCTGGATTTTCTGACAGAGTTCCAGAAACTAAAGTTGATAAGGAGCCTTCTGATTATAAAACTGTAGAAGAGCCGCTTCCAGACGCTGAATTTTTAGATTCAGGAGATATTCCTGAAGAAAGGCCCGGAGTATTTAGTTGGAAACCTGCTCCAAGGATGCCCCAAGAAAAGCCAGCATTGGAGGCTATGACAGTTTCTACAACTGCTGCGCCTCCTGCTCAAGTATTAGAGGAATTGCCAGAACCGGAGCGTCGTCCTCAAGTTGTTACTACACAGAAAAAACAAATTGAAGGCGTTGATTATACAAAATATCCAGAGCCGCCATCCTATGGACAAATCGAAACTGATGAAGAAGCGCAAAATCTCGCCTCTGAGTTAAATAATCAACTAAAAGATACCAACCCAGATTATGAATATAAAGTCATTAACTTAGGTAAAGCAGAAGAATACAAAACTGTTGTTCCAGTAAGCATTAGGGATAAAAGAATTGGAGAGCAACAAGATATAGCTTCAGCTCAAAGAGAGCAAAGAAAAGAAGCTAGAGAGGAAGCCGAGGCAGAAAGAAAGTCTCAAGAAGCTGAAGAAAAATCTGGCAAAATAACAAAAGCCAATGTAAGTCAATATAAAACACAAGTAGATCAGGCCGCATCTTCTGTAAGGGAAATTAATGATTTGATTAGTTTAATAAATGAAAATCCTTTAACATCAGTTGGCGGATGGAGCACTATTGCATCAAAAATACCCGGAAATAGTCCAGCAAAAATTGCAAGGGGAATGATAAAAACAATTCATGCTACCACAGCATTAAATGCAATGATAGGATTAAAACAAGCATCTCCAACTGGAGCATCTGGATTAGGAGGATTGACAGAGGGAGAGCGCGAAGCATTGGCTTCTACAGAAGGATCATTTGATTTAGACAATCTTCCATCAGAATATATTATTCCTAGACTTGAAAGACTTAGGGATGCAAGGCTTAAACTTATTAAAATGTCTGGAAGTGAAATTAAAAAGGTTGATCCAGAATTTAATTTGCCAGAATTGCAATACCCATCTTTGGAAAAGAAACCATCTAAATCAAAAAAAGAAATGATTTCAGCCATTCATCCAAACGGAGCGCGAGTTAAAATTGACAAAAAAGATATTGAAGCCGCAAAAAAAGAAGGCTATCAAATAATTGAATAATTTATATGGCAATTGATTTTGTTCCAGAGGAAGAGGAGGAGGACACTGATATTAAATTCACTCCAGAGGACGAGATTGCCCCTGAAGAAGAACCTTCAATGACAGCGAAGGGAGCTGCTGGCGCAGTAGTTCGTGGCGTTTCCCCTACTGCCGCTCAAGCTGGAGCAGGGGCGTTGCTTGGTCTTCCATTTGGCCCTGCTGGAATGGCTGTTGGTGCTGCTGGTGGCGTTGTTGCAGGTCAACTTGCAGACCTTACCATTGATTTAGTTAATTCAAACTTTGGAACAAAGTATTCAAATACTAAAGATGCCGTAACTCACCTTTTGGATAAAATTGGAGTTCCTGAACCCGAATCATCTGGAGAAAAGATTATTGAGGCTGTTTCTGCTGGAACATCTCAAATGGGCGGTGGCGCAAAAGCACTTGGAACAATTAGTAAGGCGATTCAACCCGAAACAATTCTTCCTGTTGGCGAAAGGATTTCTGCTGAAGCAACTCGCAGATTCACTAAACTAATGGGCGAGCGTCCTGTCGTGCAAGCTGCCGCTGGTGGAGCCGCTGGTGGCGTAATGGAGAAGATGAAGCAAGAAGAAGCAGGCCCATTAGCTCAACTTGGTGGAGGTCTTGGTGCTGGTATTGCTGTTCCAATTGCAGCAGGACTTGGACGAGGCGCACTAACTCTTCTCCCTAAATCTGCCGCTCAAAAGACAGCAGAAGCTGAAAAACTTGCTTCCAGCGCATATCAGTCAATGGTTTCAGATAAAGCTCAAGCATTAGATGACTTGGCTCGTTCTCAAGAAGTAAGTAATGCTCAAGTTAAAATGATGACTGGTGACATTACTGGTGATCCCG